GAACTATTAGATGACAAGAATGATTGATGACCTCATTGACGAGTTCACACCTAGTTGTATGGATTCAGCAGGACGTGTATACGTATTTATGAGACATAATGACCCACAACCATACTGTACCTATCCTGAGCTTGATTGCGTTTATATGCAAGAGTACGACCTAAATCCTAAATGTTTTTATTATAAGTATGAATCAATGTTTAAAGAGATGAAGAAGAATGAATGAACCAAAACAAAGACAAGCTATATGTTTATCTATAAATGATTTAAAGAAAATAGAAAAAGAAATATACAAAACATTACTTGATACTGAATATATGTTTAAGGAAGAATTATCTACTGATAAAAAGTTTTTTAATGAAAAAGTACAATTTAATATAATAAATAAATCTAATTGTTCAGATACTTGGAAGTTTGAATAATGAGATGAAGAAAAATGGATGAGTTTGGTGGTAGAGAATTAACAAAAGCAGAAGAACGAACTTATTTAATTAAACGATTAAGACCTGAAGAAAAAGAAGTGTTGATTATAATTTCAAAGATAATGGAAGTGACGAATAATGGATATTGATGAAAAGATTTACAGTAAACGAGACGCTTATGAGTATTCAATACATCTCAAAGAGAAAGCAGAACATTATCTTAGTGCTACTGATGAACTCGGATGCAGAATGTATGGTATCTTTAATTGTGCTAACTATAACTTTTGTGCATATAGAGGATTGTCCCCTATAGAAGTTGAAGAGTATAGACAAACAAAAGATATAATACCAAACCAATTAGAACTTGAATTAGAACAACCAATAGACCCAGAAATCCTGAAGGATGCAATGGAATACAGAAGATAAAGAAAAACCACACCAGAAAAAAGAATTTATCTATGAGATGGGGTGGGTCGAAAAACTGGTGTGGTGTTAAATGTAATTATGGTTTTCTCTTTTTGAAATATTTAACTAACTCTTCCACTATTGTTAAAAATCCAAATATTGAAGTTACAACAATCTTGATGTCTTCGTTATATGGGAAAAAGTTGTTTAGTACTAATAGAACCTTAGCCTTATTTCTAAGACAAAAGTATAGTATGTTTAATCCTTTAAAACTATTTTTAGGGCTTATCATTTTTACCTCTCTATGAATTGTCTATTAATGTACATTTAAGATAATAATGCGCTAAAGTTCCACCAGCTGTAGCGGACCCTTTATCTCTTAATTTTATGCTTTTTGTCCCTCCTGAAGATGTAATTGTTACTTCTCCAGCCAAGGCAAAAGACGTATAAAAATTATTTTCAGTATCTGTGACATCTATTTCTGTTGAAGCGGTATCGTCATAAATTTGAATGTATAATTGAGCACCAGCATTACCACTATCCTTAAAACAACCCCAACACTCTATTAATACCTTTTGATTAGCTTTTACGGTTGTGGGAGTTGTTAATGTAACTATATCAGTATAACTTGTAGAACCACCCTTTCCAGAAGATGTGTTTGTATGTGTTTTTGTATATTTAATTCCTTTTCCTTCGGCTAATTCTGTAAAATTAGTGTTTAATTCTGACGCTTTAGCTTTTGTTCCTGATGTAAATGTATTTGTTACCATTATTATCACCTTATAAATTTATTAGTTTTACCTTTTCTTTCATTACAAAAATATCTGTGCTTGTTTTTGTGTCTGCGGTAAATACGGAATGACTTTGTAATGTGCTATCAGTATCCAGATGTCCCATTTCACTTATTGGGTATCCATTAGCTTTTGTAGTTCCTAGAGAAGTTTCCATTGTAACTTCATTAGCCGATTCATTAATTGTAGGATAACCAGAATCGAACACTTGTAAGTAATCACTAGCACTTGCAAGTTTAATATCATCAATTAAAACTCTATTTGCAGCAATAGTGCTTAAACTAGAATCTGCATACAATTGTATATATGTATAATCACACGCAGCAATAACAGGTGATCCTTCAGTACCTGTTGCTGAAGTTGTATTAAATTTAATAGCGTTCCAACCATCTGAAAGGTTTGTTTTTTCTAACATGTAATAATAGTAATTTGTAGAGTCACTACCAAACCTAATTTCTAACGCTGTGTTTGAAGCCGATAAATCGTCAGTATCCAATAGATAAACCCAAGACCAGAAATCTTTAGATGTGAAGTCTACACTGGTGGTTGCCTTATACATGCCAAATAGAGCCTCTGTAGTGGTATCTTTTGCTAAACTAATACTAGCATCCCCTTCTTTAAATAAAGTCGTGTTAAGGGTTGTATCTGCGTCTGTAGAGTCAGTCCAATCATCAGTATCGCAATCATCAACACTTTCAGTACCAGTTATTGGTATTGGTGTTGCTAAATCAGTATCTCCTTCTGTTGGTGTTGCTACCCCAGTACCTACCTTAATCTGTGTTGGTACGGAAGTAGTACCTAAATATCCAGAGTTTAATAAATTATTCATCCCTTTTTTAGTCAGTATTGTTTCGTTTGTCATTTTAATCACGTTAGCTTAATTATTGTTTTTGTTAGTATTGTGCCATACTCAGCTATTATTTTGTATCTTATTTGGTTTCCCGATGTAGTAAATGTGTATAATGTATCACTGGTTGTTTCTTCCCAGTTAGCGTTACCGGTCTGTGTTGTAACAAATAATTTTAATATCGAACCGCTCAAAACCGTTAAGGTGGTACGAGCTTTAGTATATGTTGTGCCTGAATCTTTAAACACTGGATCACTAACATATAACTTAGGTATCGTTACTACAGGGCTCATTCAATCACCCAATTAACAGTAAGATTAAAATTACTTTCTGTAAATGGTACATCAACATAATCTAGAGTGCAGTTTGTTAAGTATGAACTACCATCCCAATTTTCTAAAACTCGGACATTATCGGTTATGTTTGTAGCATTAATACAATTAAAAGTGAAATTATAATTTGTCAAGGTGGTGTTTATAGAAACATTTATTGTGTCTGAGTTAGATATGTTAAATACACAACCACTAATGTTTATAGGTAATCCACCATAACTTGTGAACGTATTATCTGTGTGATTTATTGTGAAATTACTAGAATTTATTGTCCAATATAAATCATCCTGAGTACTGAATGGATAACACATATTGACAGTTATCGCTGGGTCGGTAACATTACTGACTTGAAAACTGAACCAAGAACAAGAACTTGTATTTGTAACATTCACATAAAAACTTTCGTTATAAGCTGGAAAAGTATACGCATCATCTGTTAAAGATTGAAAATCACCATTAGTTCTTGAAACAGTTATAACATCAGAAGTACAATCACTTTCAAAGTCAACTTTATTAAACGTACTTGTATAATTATAAAAATAATTATCGTTAATTTTGGCAGTTAGATTTAGAGATTTTATAGAATACATATTTGGTTGATCTGCATATGGTGTTGCACCTATATTAGCAGTTCCATTAATAATAGAACCTGTAACAGTTGGATATGTTGAATTTGTAACAGCGTCAACAAAAGGTGTACTAGCATAACTAAAAGTATAATATCTAAATGCCCATGCTGCACCATCATTATCAACAGTTAAATAATATTTAGTATCAGCAACAAAATCATAAGACGCATTAAAAGAACAATAAGTGCCTGAAAAATCTCCAGTTCTTAATACTGTCATTGTTACGTCTTCTTGAATATAACATTTTGTAGCAGTATCTGTTGCATACTTAACAACGCCATGAATTGTTTGAGTCTGATCAGGTTTATATATCCAACCAATTTTTAAAGCATAATTATTACCCTTATCATCTGTGAACGGTTGATTAAATAACGCATTTTCAATAGTAATTGTTTGATTATATCCGCCGCTAGTATTAATCTCAGGATCAACAAGTTTTACATGGTATGTTTCAAAGTCTGAAGTTGGTTTGTATTTAATTATGATTTTATCTTTAACAGTGCTGTAATGTTTTGACTTAGCATAATACGCACCGTCTTGCCATTCAAGTTTCATCTTTGGCTCGAACTTAAACGGACTTGTAATATCGTTATTTTCTAAAGTATCGTAAAGATTATCGTACGTGAAAGATACAATCTTACCTTCACAGTTTGTACATTTTACATATGTGTTTAAAGGGAATTGGTCTATATTATCGGTAAGCGTATCGAAAAGTTTAATATCAGTAATGGTAATGTTATCCTTGTAATTAGCGGTCTTAACAACCTTAAGCATGGTGCCTAAATTCTCGTATTGTATATCTCTAGACTTAGCACGCATTTTTGCAGTGCCGTCCCATACATTAACAGTCTCTCTTGCAATAAGAGTTTTGTCTCCGTTTGAGTCTACTGAGTAATAATCATTATAAGTGGTGGTCATACTTATGAAGTACGATGCTGAAAAAAATATAACGAATGACGCTGCTAGTATTTTAAGTATTAAATTACCTATTTTTTTTATCTCAACCATTAAAATTCCACCCTTCCGTTTGTTGTATTTACTGTTGCCGTTGTGTTTGCTGTATCAGTATAATCTGTAGTTGTAAAATCTTCATAGAAATAATCTTTGTTTGGTACACGCTTTACAAGAGTTCTTGTTTCTACAGTGTCGTCAGCCCAGTTAAAGTTATCCCATTCACCTTGATTATCATCATCCCAGTAAAGTGTGTCAGCATCAGGACTTGCCGAGTATAATTCAAAAACCCTACTTATAGATATATTAATATCATTAGAAAGTACGTCCGTAAGTATTTCTTGGTTATCAGTACCGTTAGAGTTTAGCTTGTCAATCTGTGCTATAATGTCATAAAATAAATCTTTAACCTTATAGTTCTTATCCCCCACTTCCACAATATCGAACTCGTTAATATATTTAAAATGAATCTTGTTTATTGTTAAAGTTACCGATTCATCACTAATACTATCCACTATAGACATTCTATTACCTGGGAAGTAATCAGTAGTTGTACGAATCTGTAGTATTGTACTTCTGAACGGATTTGCATAAACACTTAATATAGCATCAGATTGTGTTCTAGCATCATCAACAGAGACGATAGTATCGTACTTTATAATTTTCTCACGCTTTCCATACTTATCAATACTTATACTGTTTCGTTGAATTACGGGTCTTTGCTGTACATACGAATAATTTACAATAACATTATCAGCACCAACAGACGGTGCAACAACAAACGATATTTTCTGGTTTTCTCTGTCTACTGTGTAAGCATAAGTTTCCGTGGAATTTTCAATACCTAAAACTTGTAAGTTTGCTTGACTAACGCTTGGAATGTATACCTCTGTGTCTTCAGGAACGTATGTTAAAGTAAAATCTTTATTAGAATCGTCACCTGTAAAACTTTCCTGAAATCTAGCTCTATCTACAGCACCAAGTACCTTAATCTGGTTTATTATATTTTCAAAATCATAAGCCCAGTTTGGTAAATTAAGTATTTCTTTACCAACGTTAAACGAACCACTAATATCAGTAAATCCTTCAGGTTCTAAATGATACGTATCGTCTGACGGTTTATAGTACGATTGGTATTTTATTAGGTTCTTTAAGTATTGTGCTCGTTCCCAACGTGATTCTCCTTTACATAAGAAAAAAGTCAATGATGGTAATGTTGAGTCTGATTGTGCAGATACGTTTATATCTTCATCCTCTCCTTTCGCTATAGTCTCCCATATGGACGTTATAACACCTGCTTCTGTAGAACCGCTATCGAACGTTTGTACTATGAACTGTGTTGATAAATTCCAATTTGGAGGTCGTATTGTACACTCAAAAACACCGTTGTTTGCATTATCCACAATGTCGGTTATAATACCTTTAAATATGAATTGTTTGGTCGCTGTACTAATACCACGCTTTATTGTTATTGTAGCATTAAATTTTAGAATGCCTAATGAACCAATTGCTTTACTGATTAGTATTTTAGATGGGTTTAGATCGTCAGAATCACGAGACCGGTAAACATCAAAATCTACTACATAGTCCAGAATGTCCGTGTCCCCAATCTTTATTTCGTGTAAATACATTTTTACCTATGTTAAATCTGTAATCCAATTATTAATTATATCTCCACCTTCAACAAGTTCTAGTGTGTAATTGATTTTAGGAAGACCAGAAACCCAACTCCAAGAAAAATTAGTACAAAATACATTATATTCATTATCTAATATATCTGTAAATTTTCTTCTTGACTGAATACCATCATTAACCCACGCTTCAACCTCAGCAACAAATGCTTTTAGATTAGCTTTAACACTTCCTTCACTATAACCAGCACCTGAATGTGAACCTGTAAGAATTATAACCCGTACTTTACCACGCCAATTATTAACCCTGTTTCCACTTGTATCTGTTGTTGGTACTGAAAAACTTATCATCGCATTTTTTAATGATGGATCAATACCTTCAACACTATCTAAATCTGTTATTGTAAGAGTGCCTGTGTCTACTTCCTTTATTGTTGGTTTTGAAAATATTCCCATTAATATCATCTCTATGGTGTGAATTTACTGTCTGAACTTGATTGTCCTGGTGAAACGTTATTAAAAAACGACATTGGTTTTGTTACTGAACTTGTGTCTATAGATTGTCTGGTCTCAGGTTGGTTTCTATCATACTCTGACGTTGTAAGGTTTGTAAGTATATCGTCTGAAGTTTTGGGGTTTGGTACTGCAACTCTTGAACTTATGTTTTGTGTACCTCTTCTATTGATTGTCATTAAGCTGTTTGATGCATTCTCTCCAGCAGATGCTAAAGCGTTAAATACATCAATAAGACTTTTACCAGCGCTTGTTATGAAATCTAACGTATTACCTGAAGTATTAACTCCTTTTATGAAATCCAATAATGGAGTTCTAACCTCTTTTATTAAATCGTTATATTCCTCTTGAGTTATTGCTCCTGTATTAAGTGCTTCTTGTAATTCGTTTCGTTTATCTCTCTCTTTATTTAGTTCTAGTACAGTTTCTTCAGTGGTTTTTTCAGCTAAAGCGTTAGCAGTAACTCCTATACCAACTGCAGCAGCACCTATCCCAATACCAGCCTTACTAAATAAGAATCGTTTTACAAGTCCACTATCTAAAAAGCGTGATATTTTACCTAATGATTTTGTAGATTTTGATTCTCCACCTTTACTACCGGAGGAAACACCACCAATACCGTCAGTCTCAAACACAATCTTTGCTTTTATTTCTGTTCCATCAGCCATTTTCTATCTTGCTCACTTTGTTTTCAGCGTTTGTATATTCTAAAATCTTCATCACATCATTAACTTTCATTTCTGACATTCGTTCTTTCTCAAACAAGCCAGTCCGCCAAAGACGTAGTTTCTGTTTTATGATGTTGTATTCGATAGGCAACTCGAAATATTTGGGGTTCTGAATTGCCGTAATTAGTTTTTTCTTATTGTCTCTGTTTCTTGCGGTCCTTTCCTACCTGCAGATTCATTATCTTGTAAGTATACTATTAACGCTTCACCGTCTTCTTTGGTCATGCTTTTTAATCGTTGTTCTTGCCATCCTGTAGCGTACTGTGCATACTTTGACCAGTAAAACACATCTATATTAGTACCGTATTGTTTATTCATTTGTGCGTCGTATAGTAAGCAAGTTTCCCATTCTCCCATCGTGAGCTCCTTAAGTTCTATTTTTAAACCACTTGGAAGCTCTATTTCTTTTTCCATTAAATCACCCTATGTTCTAGTACCAGACCACCATTGAACGAATTGTCCACCTCTGTATGTGAACGCTTTACCGGTAATATTACAGTCAACAAGATTATTGCCACCACCAACATTAACAGCTTCAGATATGCTTTCTAAAACACAATCGTCAAGCCATATATTGGCATTACGTAATCCTGCACCAGAACCTTCTGTAAGCTCAAGTTTAAACTCATAGTCAGCTGTTGGTGTTGCAGAACTTACTGCTGTCGTTGGAGTATTACTAGCTCCGTAAAAGTTATCTTTTAAAGTATCATACGTGTCTGATGTTGTACGTATTGTAAAACTGAAATTTATATCTAAACCACCAAGTAAGGGTTGTAATATAAACCTACCATTACCTGCTGCATATCTTGTTATTAGATTGTTTGAACCTGTGATTGAGAAATTCATACATTGTGAGAAAGTTGTTGGTGTTGCTCCCCATTTGAAAGTTCCAAGATTATAAATCCAAGGCATTGTTGTTGGTTCTGTATACCCTGTAGCTGTTGCACTCTCTGTTGGTTTCTGTGCTACGATATTAAAATTACAAGATAAGAGACCACCCTCAGAACCTGTTATTGTGAAATCGTTACCTGCACATCCTGTATAAACAGTTTTAGCATCACTAATACTATCGCCAACTTCCATAGAGAACGGTTGAACGCCTGCTGTAGTACTAAGACTTGCATACTCACCCATTGTTAAAGTGTAAGCCGTACCTTGTGCTAAACCATCACCTGTTAATGGACCCACAAAATGTCTTAAAAAAGCAAAGTCGTGTAATTGGTATGATCCTGAAAGACCACACGCATACCCACCATAAATGGCTTGTTGTACTGTTCTGTTTGTGCCTCTAGTATAGATGAAATTATTACCGTCACTCCGAGATATATTCTGAACACTACCAACAGCAGTATCCGGAGAGCTTGTAGTTCCGTAAGTTGTTTCGCCTTTGTATTGTACCGGAGTAAATAAATCGTGTTTTGACATTAGTATCACCTATGAATGAGTGTTTTGGTATTTGAATTCGTATTCCATAATATACCGAAACCTGTTGTTTGGTTCGTCGAATGGCGACGGGTTTTTAGCTAGCGGTTTTATATAAAATAAATCGCTTATTTTTTGAACATCATAATTAACTTCTATACTGGTTTCAACTCTTCGCTTTAGAGCTTTTACTGCATCATCACCATACTTGGTTTCACTATCGAACGTATATCCAACATCACCAGATAGTAATAAATCAAACTGAAACCGTTGTGTCTCCCATAATGCTGATTCGTTAGATCCAAAATGTTCACCAACACTATTAATCTTTATTACTGCAATTCTAGGGTATGAAGTTTCTGAAAGGTCTAAGCGTGGCTTGTCTGAATAAATCCAGGTTTTATTACCATGATCATAATTTATTTTTACAGCATCATTAGATGTTGCAGCGGTTAGTAATGTTACCGTTTTATCTCGTAAGTCTAGTTCGAACTGATTAAATTTAGTAAGAGTAGTACCTGCAACAACAACCGTGTTAATACAGTGCACGTTTTTTGTTGGATTGTCTGTGATTATAAATTCAGTCTGACTTGCTGATGCCACAAAATTCTGGGTTGCTTCTGTCTGTTTAGCACTTCCCCCTGATTGTAAAGGTTCTGCTACATCACACCTCAAAAATTCCATAATCCTGTCTTCGGTTTCTATTAAATCAGCCATGTGATAACACTCTTTCCATGAACGGTATCGTTAAATCCATCCCACGTCTAAACGGTGCAAACGGTTGCATACCTTTTGGATATTGTTTTCTTTCTTTAAACGATAAATTCTTCTTCTTTGGAATGCTAAACTTCGGGAAATCGTTAAGCCCATAAGTCTGCCAATAATCATAAGTTCCGTACTCTAAATATATAGCGTAAGGTACTGTGCTTGTTAGTGTTAGTATTATTTGAGAGCCTTCTTCTTCAACACTTGTATGTAATGAGTTTCTAAATGAACCACCATTAACATCTGCCACAAGTCTCATACCATCAATCTGTTTCCCTACTTCATTCATTAATTGGTTTATTATGATAAAACCCTTCTTCTTCAAATATAGTTTAAGAGCTTCTTTAACATCGTCGGCTGATACTTCTAGCATTATGTTTCCCTTCGCCTCATAGCCCATTCTTGATGTACTATGTCTTGCTTCAATCTTGGACGCTTTATCCGTTGTACGAAAGTCCATTTATCACTATCAACTTCAATATAGTCATACTGGTTGATTGCGTAAGCGTGTGAGCAATAAAAAGCACCATCACCTTGTTGTAGTATTCCTTCATTAAGTAAACTCTTATCAAGCTCTGAACCGTACTGAAGGTCTCCTATGATTGTTACTGTTGTATCTGCTTGTGCTGTAGTATGACCTTCACCATCAACAGTCTTTACGAAATTGTGTAATATGAAATCAGTCCTACCGAAATATTCCTTCATAGCCCTGTCAAAACTGTCACGGTTGAGCTTTCCAATCCTACTTATTTGTGGTGCTACCATGCGCCAATCTCAACCCTCTGTCCTAGTTGTTCTGTTATTTTATCAATACGTTTATAGAATTGTGCTATAACTTCTCTAATGTTTACATACTGTTCACCAATAGTAACCGTTTTAGAACCTACTGAATAACTGGTTGCGTCGTTATAAGAACCACCAGATAATGCAACAGCAACTCTGATACCACCTAAGAAACAAACAAGATCAACAACCATCTTCGGAACTGTTGATTCACCAACGACATACTTTACTTTAATGTTTTCAACACCCTCAGGAACTGTCCAGTTTAAAAATGTGAGTTTTCCCTCATCGTCAACCTTAACATCTGTTAAAGGGAGAGTTTGACTTATAACACTATTTTGACCCATATACATTTGTTGAGCTACAGGTGCAACACTATATGCTGCAGTTAATTTTGTCCGTATGAAAAACGAATCATTACTACCGTTTACAGAAGTTTCCTTCCAATTAGAAGGTTCGTCCCAACTTACTTTACCAGAAGCGGTAAATATATCAGCACCCGTAACGGAGGCTGTAACTGTTAAATCAGTCCATGCACTCGTGGAATCGTTATAATACTGCCACGTTGTTGTTGGACCTACTCCAGTACCAACTGTTGTTAATACAGTCTGTACGGATAAGAATTTATGAGAGTTTGCGAAATATACAAAATCGTCAGCCACAGGTATTGCATTAAATAATGTAACATCGTCTTCTGAAGGACTATTAATATCATCTTTAATATCTGTGTACGTTGTTGTACTATCATCGTAATTATAAGCATAATCAAAAGAATCAGACTCTTGCAAGAACCATACTCCCTCAACATACTGTACAGGGTAATAATCAACGTTTATAAAATCTCTACGTGGATAATCGTAATCATAAGGAAAATTGGTTGATGGAAACCTGCTCATGGGTTTACCAGGGTGGTATTCGGTTATAGTTTCAGTCTCCCATCTTTGACCAGTCATGTCTTTTGCTTCTTCTTCAGCACGTTCTCGTATATCGGTAATCATGCTGTCTGTTAAGAAATCGTCAAAATAAGTATAACTGATATAGATAATCTTAGCACTTGTAGAAGATAATCCTGCAGCAGTAAGAACAATCCGTCCTGACTCTTTATCTAAGGAATAATCAGTGGTTTCTGTTAAGGCCGTTAAATCATTACTACCTGATACAGCATAAGAAATTGTATAAGAACCTGATATAATGTGAATATTGTCAGTATTATAATTATTAGTAGCACCATCGCCAGTACCTAGAACTTCGTCTGATGCTTTTGATGAGAAACCTGAGGCTTCCACTACTTTTATATTTGTTGTAAGTGTCATTCTATTTCACTCCTCCCTTGAGTCCATGAAAAAATAAAAACAAAAATTAAGATTTTGTATGTGTTGTCACATAAGCAAATGTGTATTCACTGTTTTGACCAGCTTTTACATATTGAACAATTAAACCGTTTGAATTAGCCGCAGTTGCAATAACTACATCCATTGCAGTTGCTAATGCTGCAGGTAATAATGGTCCTACAACTGTGGTGTTTGCTACAAAATTAACCATTTAAATCAACTCCAAAATTAACTTTATTCTATCTTCTTCTAATTTAGGTGGTTTTTCAGTTGTTAATTCTTTCAACATTGTTTTTTGTTCTTTAGTGTTCAATTCTTTCAATTTTGAATACGTCCATACTATTTTTGGTTCTTCCTTATCTTCTACAACTTTATCAGTAGAAACTAATTCAGCACCTATTCTTGCAAAATATGGAATGTGTTCATCAAGAACTGAGTCACTAGCTTTATAAGTAACAATATCAAACCGGTCACATCTTCGCCAGCCTGTTTTTACTTTTTTAGGAACTTGTATATGGGTTGTTTGTTTTGCTTTGTACATTTTAACCTCGTAAAAATTAAAAATTAAAAATAAAAAAAAATTAATGCCCTCGTATACTGAAAGCACATTTATGGTCAAGTAGACCAGTACAATGCACAGTTATAGTTGAAGAACTTATTGCAATGGACAGAGGTATCGATAATGTTGTTGTATCCTCTTGTATTGTTGCCTGGACAGTTTCTACATATTTAAACTTTCCACTTTTATAAGTTTCTCCATCTGTTACTGTACCGACAAGAGACTCGACATCTGGATCAGCTGTTTGAAATACCGTTATAGTATCAAATGCTGTCATTTTAATGTCCTCTTATTTCAAATGCACACTTTAAATCAGATAAACCTGTACAGTTTACAGTTATTTCGTTTGTACTTACAACAACAGATAAAGGTAAAGATAAAGAACCAGCATCCTCATTAATGGTTGCTTGAACAGTATCAATGTTCTTAAATTTTCTGCTTGTATAAGTTTCTGTATCTGTAACAGTACCGACTAAAGATTCGACATTAGGATCCGCTGTTTGAAAAACAGTTATGGTATCAAAATCTGCCATCTAAATAACCTGTTTAATCTCCACCAGTAGAACCAGCAGAAACACAATAGACTGCGATCTGTCTTGCTAAATTATCTTGTGCACCTTTAATTGTTACAACAGTTGTATCCCATGCGATAGGACATAAAGTTGTGTCAGTAGTTGTAGTGGTAAATACGTTTGCAAAACCTACTGCACCAACAGCAAATTTTGGTACTAATTTTTCACCAGTAACAGTGCTTGATAATGTAGCGTTATTAAATACTATGTAATCTTGGTCGTCAACACTAGCAGCAGTATTTAGAAAAACTAATTTACCTTTGCCAAGAGTTTCAACAGCCAAAACTGTACAACTTGTAGTTACGTTTGCCATTCATTTCACCTATTTGATTGTATTGATTTGGGACATTGCACTTTCAAATGTCACAACAAGTGCTTCATAACACTTCATCATATACTTATTACTATCATTGTTTTTTGCTAACTCTTCGTAAGTCATGTCTTGAAGAACTGCCATAAAAATGTATCTCATATCTAAGAATAAGATTCTTTTTAAGTTTGCTCCTGTTGGCATAAACTGAGATTTGATAACAGGTCTACCGTCAAAACTAAAGGACCCTGGAATACCAAAAGGTAAGTCAGTTGCTGCGGGTGCAACGATTCTTTGAAAGTCTTGCATTAAGCCTTTTATATACTCGTGTGTTGCTGCATCAGTTATTAATAAATTTACATTTCCTTTTGCGTTAAAAGTTGTTGCAAATTCTGACCTAATTGCTGCAAGAGTTATATATGCACTACCTTGTGCTGTAGTATTAGTTGTAATACTATTAATAAGACCTGTAAATTCTGTAGGGTAAGTTGATGCATTACCATTGATAATAGTGTCTTCTTCAAGTTCCATAAGAGCTTGTGTCTTAACACTTAAATCTAGTTGCATTGCGTCTTTATATCCACGCATTGCTGCGATTGCTGGACCAGTAACTCTACCTACTGAATAAGCCCATTTGATTGGTACGCTTACTCTGTCGTAAGTATCTGTGTCTTCTGGTAAAGATGCGTCTTCTCCTCTCCAATTTGCTCCGCCTTTTGCCGTGATTGCGTTATAATCAAATAACTTACCTTTTGCGGCTCTTCGTGGAACAAGTTCTCTAACAGGAGTTAAATATCTTGAACGGTCTATAATATCATGTGATACTGATACCGGAATTAAAGCCGAACCTGCCGTTCCTGCTCCACCAGTACCTAATCCGTCTGTAGTGTTTGCGTCGATTGATGCTTTTGTCACATCAAATTGTTTCTGTAAAAGTGCTTTTCCAATTTCAGCTCTCTTATCCATTTTAATCCAAGGATTATAATAAACTTGATTGTCAGAAATACCAGCTTCACCGAATCCTTTTTCAAAGAGTTCGTTTACCTGGTTTGTATCCATTTGTTCACTTTTGAAATATGTGTTTGCCATAATTCTCACTTCCTTATTTATCTTGAATGTCGAATCCTTTCATTGCTGCTATGAAATTTGCTGCTGTTGGTTTAACATCAACATTCTTAGTTATTGCAATTTCTTCTGAATTATCAGGAGATGATTCGTCATCAATTTGTTTTATTTGTTTTAATAGATCATGTCTGTCGTTGATTTTTAAATCAAATTCTTTCTGTAATTCTTCTCTGATTTCTTTAGTTTTAATTTCTAAATCAATAGCGAACTTTTTCTCTAGTTCTTCAGATTTAAGATTGAACTGTTTTTCAATATCGACAGATTTGTCTTCTTTAACATCTTCAGGTTTTGCTTCTAGTTCAGAAGGTTCTTCCTTTGGAGTTTCATTTTCTTCAGCCATATTAGTAGCCTCCTTATTTTGTTTAAAAGATTTAGCTATTGCCAAAGCCCTTGCATGTTTATTTGCAGGAACCGGTGTAAAACTAGCCTCTAATATTTCGCCATCATCAAATTGTCTGTATTCTTTGTTATCAATAGTTACTTCAGATGTGTTTGTTACGATAGCACCTATTGATACACCGACTTCAGCACCTTCATCAAGCATTCCTTTTACCATTACAGCGTTAGGATTACTCATGTAGAACTTAGGTTCAGCAACAAAAGCGTTGTGTCCGTTAACTTTCTCCATTCGTTTATTGACCCATTCACCAACTAGATTTGCAACCTTATTGGTATGATCCATTAAAGCTGGGATTCGTTTGGTATTATCAACAAACTTATTAAGAAAATTCTTAGATACTATCTCATCATCTCTATCTATAGAGTCGTCACTTAAAACAGCAATATATTTTCCAGAAATAGACTTTACAATTGGCATAAACAAATCTCTGTGATTTGAGTTTTTTGATTCCATGCCATATATAAGTCAAAAGTCATTTATATAAAATCGTTAATTAGAAGGATTAAACTCGAAGATTTCTGAAGTATCAACGTTTTCAGGCTCTTCCATAATAACAGGGGTTCCGTACTGTTCTAGAAAATATTGTAAATCTTTAGAGTCTGATTTTTTGGTTAATGATACGTGAAAATATACTTTATTTATAACGTCTGTGAAGAATAATTCTATAGATTTTATTAGCATTGCATGTTGTACCTTAATTCGCTTGTCCTCTGCGTACACTTTGTTAAATCGTTCCATAAATGTTATATAATCTACTTCAAAAGTTTTCATAATCATCACCTATTTTTTTAATTTTGACCAAACTGTAATACACAACCCACTAATAAAAACAATAACACTACCAATTCCGCCCCAAAATCTATTTATTTGTTTTCTGTTTTCTTTAGCAAGAGATTCAACATCTTTAATACAAACGTCTTGATTACTATTGTGTTCTTTTAATTCATTAACGTACCCGTCAAGTTTGTCGTAAATTCGTTTGTTTTCTACAACTCGTTTTTCATCAATCTTATCAATCTTATCAAGAGTCATACCGAGCATTTCTTTTATTGTGTATCCATTGTTTTCGTTCTTTGTCACCGTTGTCATCATCCATTTACTATTGGTGGTATATACACACACCTAATACCCATTCTAACGCTTGAAACATCGTCAGTATAATCATCACTATATTCGGCTTTTATCATTCCACCCTTTTCTACGAATGGTGGCATGTCTTTTAAATTATCTAATTTAACAGGTGTGAATCCTACAGTAGAAGCCACTAGGGTATTAAACCGTTTATAATCTTTAGTTTTTGTATACAACGTTATAAGAGAATTATCTCCTGGAGTAGCATCAATTTTACCACTGAAATTTATTAAATAAATGTCTTGTACTGAAAATATTGCAAAGTTTAAATCATTAGTGGTCCCTACTTTTGTAAGAGCTGTTGCTTCATCGGCAGCTTCAAATGCGAACCCATTATTATAACACGTAACTCCTGCTAATGTTAAAACCGGTAATGGATTATCTGTGTTATGTGTTACTCCGTCAATATCGTATAAAGTAACCTTACGCGGTTTACCGTCAGCAATCTCTGCAACGTATGGAGGTCCTGGCATTACAATTCACTCTCATCAGGAATAAAATTAATACGAGACCTGCAATTCGGATGTGCTGGTGGTATCATACCTTCCCATTCCATACCATCATCAAAACTTTCATCAAGTTCTCTAGCCTGACCGTTAAGACGTTCACATATTTCGCTTGTTTTATTATCCAAGAATGAGTCCCATACCTTCTTACCTTTAACACCGCTTTCCTTGTAGGCTATAAGTTTACCTTGATTATGAAATCTGTTAGTTTCAGTACGTGCAATTCTCATTGCTTGACCGTCTTTTGCAGACGTAAACACACCTTCAACACTTTTCTTTATTTCACTAAGAGAATTTCTGTCTGTAACTCCAGCTTTAACAACGTCTAGAATTTTTAATTGTAAATCATTAGTTGCACCTTTAATACCGTGCCATTTCTTACCGTTAATAGTGTACCCATTAAATTGTTGGTCGTATAATTGAGTTATAGATTTTGATACGGGTCCTGAAGATGCAATATCTAAGTTCAATTCAGACTCTGCTTCAGACACACCATTATTAAGCTCTTGTTTTATGAAACTCCGCATTACGTTTACGAACTTTGACGTATTAATAGAATTAAACACAAGTTGAACGAAGTCTCCGAACGATTTAGCAGTGTATGCCTTATCAACAACTGATAATCCTTTCAGTATTTTCTTTTCCCACACATTAAGAGTTTTCTGGTAGAAGTCCGCATAATCAGCATAATCTTCTAAGTCTTCCGGAATCTCAGCAATCTCTTTTAACGTGATTGTTTTCTTGGGCTTCTCTGCTGGCTTCTTAGGGTCTGATTTATCATTACCAAGTGCTGGCATTACCATATTAAACTGTTTACTTTGGTCTTCAGATTCTTTGAACGGGTTTTCAGAAAACTCACTCTTAAACGGTACAAGTCCTCGTTTTGTACGAAACTCATCAATACTCATTACTTTAGCTGTTAATTCTTTAAGATCATTCTCAAATACTAACTGTTCTTCAGCAGTACCGATAGGGAAATACTTATACACAATAGGTGTGCGTTGTTCATATGATAGTTTCTCTTCACCTAGTATTGCAGGTATTAAATGCTGTGTGAATTTCTTCTCAAGATGATTCAAGTATGGTAATATAGCGTTTATGTCAGTATTATTACTCTGGTTTTGACCTTCAGACCGATTAACATCATCATAATATCCAACAGATGCAGGACTCAAACCGTATACTGCAAATATCATATGCATATACCATTTTTGACCTTCAAGCCATTCCATGTCACGGTTATTCATAGCTAGTTGTTGATAGTTTAATTTACCGTTCATAAATAGAATTCGGTGTGGTTTTCCTTTAAGCTCTCGTTCCCATGTATTCTTAACACGCTGGAACGATTCTTTGCTTGCTTGTTCCACTGCAGCAATACCGTCGGGGATTGCATTATTAATATAAAACTCTCTATTATATCGTAGAGCTTGCATCATAACTTCTACAACTTGTACAACTGACATTAATGGTGACCAGCCATAAAGCCTATAATTAGCTCGTTCCATCATATCATACATTATTTCGTCTTTTTCGAACTTCAACGGTGCAGCAATAGGGTTTTTCCAACTGTACTGCCAGTATGCACGGATACGTCTGTGAATATCAATATCTTGTAATATAGAACCACCATCTGCGGAATATACTTCAAGTAGTTCTCTCGATTTTGGCATACGTCTAAAATACATAATACCTGCATCAATCTCTAATAAATCAGTAAGAAAGCCAGTGACTATATCGTCCCATGAATCCTCTTCACTATTTGGATGTGCTATAAAATCTTTAACCTTTTTAATCTGAACTTCATAATTCTCTGTGTCTTCTTGGTCTTTCGACACAATATCCCACGGAGTCCTTAGAACACTTTTAATAATAGTTCGAACACACATTTTCACCCACGGTGAACGTGCGAACGTTCTAATTTTCTCTATATCTACCCTTCGAGGTTGACCAAACGGTACTGTGAAATACCACTCTGGAAATACTGGTTGTTTTGGATCATTGCCAACCGTTTCCATACCTGAACCTACAGATACAGTGTTAATACCGAACGGGGAAACTGCTTTCCCATAATTCCAACTGAATGCATCAACATCCTTAGAAAACAACTTGTTCTTGAATTCTACAACGGAGTCAATTAGCTTTTTCTTATTTTTTGAGGAGTCCATAAATATGATGACTGTCTTTATATAAGTTAAAAGTCATTTATATAAAATCGTTAAATTTGCATGAATTCGTCTAGATTGTTGTCATAATTATCATCAAACAAATCATCAGTACGTTCTGTATTGAGATATATCTCTTCTACATAATCACCGGTAGCGCCTGAATTAATACCATAACAGGCAAGCACTAAAGCATCACAAAAATCGTCCTTTCCAAACTCACTATGGTGTAATTTAATCTGGTCCGTACCATCAACAATCTCATACCTGAAATCTCTAAGTTGTGCAATTAGTTTTTTATTGGCAGGATACCGAAGCCCGTTCTTACCACGTGACTCCATTAATAAATGTAAGTTTGAGTACATATCCTTCTTAGACTTCATTGTGAACGTGATACCTTCTAACTTCCGATATTTTGAGTCCATCTGTAACTCGCCAAACTTCTCAGCACCGAAATCACTAACTCCAGCACCAAGTCCGGTCTCATCAACGTATATCTTCTTAAAATGAAATAAATGATCCAGATGGATTATATTACCCAAAATCTGGTTTGTTAGCATCTTAGGGTATTCCTTGATACATACAACACGTGAGTTCTCTTTCCCGTTGCCCTTCTTAACAACAACAAACGCACAATCATCAGAACCTAGTCTGCTTGGATCAACCCCTAGGAAATACTCATACCCTTCAACAGCTCTATCTTCAATCTCTGGTTCTCCAGTACAGTACTCAATCATCTCATACGAGAAGTACGAGTCTTGGTCTGGTATGAATTCTGCACAATACTCTGTTCTAAAATCAATCTCTTGCGTGTCTCCACGTCTGTCTTCAATAAACTGTTGTGAGTGTAATCCACACCTTACAGCATACCTATAGTCATAAAGATGAATCTTATACTTAGAATCCTGATAACTCTCATAAAAATGGTTCATTCCTCTTGGGGTTCCGATTTTGATGATTCTTGGCTCTTTTCCTGTTTTGAACTTTGCTGTTGCTCCCATTGGGAGAATGACTTCTTGGACGATCGAGTCTTTAATCGAACCCGCTTCTTCAAGTATAATTGTGTGTCCTGTGTATCCCCTGATTCCTTCACCTTTATCACCTACTGTTTGTGCAATAATTCTGACGTTGTTTCTTAATCGTATTTCTCTAGGTGCCGATAAATTAGCTTTCTCTATCAGTAATGGTGATATATTGACTTTCTTTATGGCTCTGTATATCTTATCGAATAACTCACTACACTGCTTATCTGTTGGTGCAAATATTAAAAAGTTATAATCACCTTTATTGAGGCATCTACTAATAGCATCAAAACATACAAAATGTGCGGTAGTGTCCGATTTACCTGACTGCCTACATAATACCGCCACTGTGTTGTCTTCTTTGAAATAATCGTATAATAAGTGTTGTTGATAATCAAAAGGTCTCCAACCAGTGAATACTTCTAACCATTTAGTGAACCTGCTTATTATCAGCGCTTTCTTAGTATCGTACGAAAAATCAATTAAGGGTTGTTGGATTTGAGACAGAGACATCCGGCTTCTTGTTTTTGTTATATTCTAACGATGCAAGAGTATAAGCTGCAGGGTTTCTAATCCATAACTCTTTCTGTGTTTCTAACCAATATAGTCTGTTAGCATCATTACTTTCGTTATTAGGTCTTGTTTTCTTGACTTGTAATGTTTTTAATGCACCAATCTTTAAAGTTTCTTCAATCTCTTCGTCAATGACATTCTCCATCTTACCACTGTGGTTATGTATGATATTGTAATCTAATCCAAAATCACCACGTAACATTTGATTCTGCTCGTTATATCTCATTTCAAGACCTGCGTCATTGAGTTTTGCGATATTATACTTAATCTTACAAGTCTTCTTATCAATAAAATCAACCCATGAGAAGTCAGTTCCTTTACCAACGATTGGGATCTCTTTTGGTGTTATTGTTTCTTCATAACCACCAACTTGTCCTGTACACGGTTTGTTCTTTATTCGTCTTGCAGTACGTAATTCTTTAAGTTGTTTTGTACGAGTTAGTGCTAACTGTTCGATGGACATTCCTGTCTTGCCCATTGTTTCTATTTCCATTGTGTATAATTCTGATTTCATCATTTATCACCCAAATTATCAATATCAAATGCAACCGCTAATGCTTCAACATATCCGATGTGTTTCCAATTTAATGGTGTCATACTATCGCGAAACTTACACCATGCTGCGGCAGTATCACACACTTTTAAATTTAACGTTGTATCTTCTTTAAATAAATCCTTCATAATTGCAATAGCTTTCTTTTTATCCATTATTCTTCACTCTCCTTTTGTAATTGCATTGGATCGTATTCTGCTCCCCATACGATTCCCTTAATCATAGAATCAGGATATTGCTTTATAAGGTTTGGTGCTGTGTGTACCTTCTCAAGCATTGCAGCACGTTCCCATTCCCAATCTTTCCAGGTCATGTCGTTCTTACTCCACGTCTTATCGAACTTGGCAAGATGTGTAAATACTGCGTTTTCTTCAGCAACTTTTATGATAGCCTCCTCACACTGCGCCTTGTACTTATCCAAGAACTCAGAAGCAACACTCTCGTCTTCCTTAATGTATTTCTGCAAATTAGCAATATCCTTTACAGACTGTTCCATACCTTCTTTTGCTTGTTGTATTTGCATTTCCATTCCTTCACTCTGTCGTTTCACATTTTCCAAAGTACTTCTTTTCTTCTCTAATGCTTCCATGAATTCCTTTCGATTATAAATTCTACGTTCTGCCAATAACACATCGATTATTCCGTTACTAATGTTATATCTTGGTAGTGTACTCTTGTTTTCTGTTTTCATTCTAGTTCCTCCATTAATTCTTTCTTAGATATTTTTTTCATTCTTAATTTCATAATCCCACCTATCAAAGATAGAACTATAAACAAACCAACATACCAACTATTACCCAAATAAGTGTAATTTAAATATGTTGCTCCCATTAACAAACATAAATCAATACTATCTGTAATTAGATAAGTGATAATGTTGTTTTTATATATAAAAAACGTTTTATCGTTATATTTGAAACTTCTTATCATTTAAATTCCTCCATTTATACACATACTTATAATGTGTCTGCATTCTTATCCCACTTATAATTACAATCTTTCTAACCAATATCTCATCATAATATCCTATCAAAACCCACTTTCTTATTTTCGATAGTGTGTGTGTCGTAGAGCTTAACCCACTTTTAATATATATAGAGATTGTCTTTGCGTCCATCCAATCTTTAGGGTGTGCCTCCAAACAACTCATTATTTCGTTTTGACCCATTTTTTAATGTCTTTAATGTTTTCATATTGCTCCCATGCGTAAGGATTCTTTTTTAATCTAACTAATAGCTCTTCGTCCAGTAATCCTGAGTTCTTATAAAAATAACCGAATATTAAAAAACCAATGAGTACAACAAATAAGCCTATTATCATGAATGTTTTACTTATTTCAAAATCAAAAAACTCTTTTATAAATAATAAAGGTATCATATATTTGCTAACATCTGGCACTATACGTGATACCTGGGCTTCACCAAGGTCGAAGTAATACTGAACCTTATATATGCTGGTGACGAACTTATTTCCCAGTACTCTTTGTTTTATCTTTTCCAGGCTGTTCTTTATCATAATAATCAGTCATGTCATAATCGAAATTCTTTTGTAGCACTAGACTATTCTGTCCATCAAACACTTTTATGTGCCTAGTGAACTGTTCTGTTGCCGGTACACGTTCACACTCAATATCAACACGTAATCCACAGAACTTTGAGAACGCTAAATCTGCAATCTGTCCTCTGAATATGAAATCCTTTTGTAAAGGCAATATACCGCGTAATTCTGTCAATATCCAATTTCGTACTTCTCTGTTTACTTCTGTTATCTCTTCTTCGTGTTTCATTTCTAAATACTTGTCTGCAATTGTCATTTTAACTTCCATATCATCCAATCTAATATACTCATAAGAATCATAACAACATACCAACAATATAAGTTTGTATTAGTCATAATAATTCACATCCTCGCTCATCAACAGGGTCTTCTATTGCACCAATAAATAAAACATATATAAATCCGTGAAATGGTAATGGTGTTGGGTCTATTGGATAAAAATCTATATCCTTAAAGTTCAACACCTTACGTAATATATTAACACCAATTCTGATAATAGGAGAAATGTGGTGTTTATGATTTCGTGACAGTTTACCACCGAGATTAATAGCTCCCAAGTCTCTTAAATATTTAGCAGCACACTCTTTCTTAATACGTACATTTCTCAACGTCATATTACTCACTAATGGAATGTTATATCCTTTTCTAATTTCTCCTTCTATAGGATACGCTCTACCGTGAGATATTTGGGAGAAATTGTCGTAAGGGTTTCTGTCGGGTCTGTCTACCAGCAATAATAAGTGCATTCCATTCACCTCGCTTTTGTTCTCTAGCTTTCATTAATTCTTTTTTTGTTTTATATATCTTTGTAAACATTAAATCAACTGGTTCATAGCTACTTTCATTGGACATTCGTTCAACAGCCAGAACTCCTTTCTTATTAATCCAGTTTGTATATATTATAACCCACACGTCATTCAGGTTGTCAGGTAGTAAATAATCTTTAATCTTCATTCTTATCCCACATTTCATCAAATATTTTTTCACATCTCATTTATTGTCACCCTTAATGCATAAGCTGATTAGTATTAAAACAATACCTAAAATAATATTAACGAATAATAATAGTATAATACCAATAATCATAAGTAGGTCTTTTAAATCCTGTCTTGTCTCCGCTTTCATCTGTCAGACCTCATGTGTGTTGAACCCAAATTATCTGACGTGAACTCTAAATGTGTCTTAGTAACACGATATGTTGGTTTATGCATCACCAATCGAAAGTTCCAATATCCCAGTCCGATAGAATGTCCTGCATTACGTGTGTTAGGATCATCAGTAATTGTGAACACAACACCTTTTAATCTTTGAAAATTGTTCATCTTAGGACAATTGATTGAGGGATTCATAATACTTAGTGTTTTAAGCGAATCATACTCTTTTACAGAGAAATCCAGTACCGGCAATACTAACACTTCAGTGTGGTCATCATAACATATATCTAGTAGCATTGTACGTGTTGCTTGTGGTTTATTCACCCGTATCACCTATTATCAAATCTTTTCTTTTAAATCCTCTTCTTCTGAACAACGGTTGTTGTGGTATATATTCACCAGTCTTATAATTCAAATAAGCTGAATTAACACGTGTTTGCAAATTTATAGAACCATCCGTTGCAGTATTTTCAATCTCATATTCATAATCTGGTGTCCAAGCTAAAGCCTCGTCTGTACCTTTGATGTGTTTTTCCCAGTATTTTCTCTTAATTTGTGCTGTTTGTTTAATCACATGTATCACCCATTATGTCTCGCATCTTATCGCCAAACTCTTTCATGTTGGTTTCAACATTTATATTTAAGTTTTCAGTATGTACCTTTTGACCGTGAACCTGTTTATGTAGATTTAATGCCGCATTAACTATTTTAATCATGCCGTCAGGATCTTTACCTGTTGCACTTTTTATTGCTTCAAGATATAAATAAATATCAGCAGCACCCAATTCGGGATCGGTTAGGAATTCATACATCTTTTTAGAATTCTCATCAGTAAGTCCTTTCTTCTTCAACCACGCAATCTTACCAGCTAGTGCTTTTTTCTTTGATGGTTTTTTAGGTCTACTTCCTGCAATACGTCCTGTTTCAGAATTGAATGGTGTTAAATTTTGTTTATTTAACTTATAATTCATAGGCACGTTCTTGTGCCTCCTGTAAGTTTCTCCCAACGCTGACATATGACTTCGCAGTAATGCGTGTCTAACTCCATCATACGACACTTTCTGTTTGTCTGTTCGCATGCTATGAGTGTTGAGCCTGAACCACCAAATAGATCAATAACGATGCCACATTGCTTGGATGAATCGTTTATGAATGTTGAACATAATTCTAATGGTTTCATTGTAGGGTGGACATCACTACGTTCTCTTCTTAATTTAAACACGTCCCCTCTGATAGTTTTTTCTCCACCCAATTTACCGGTATAAAGAACGAACTCGTGTTGTTTGAAATATTTATCCAAATTCTTAACTCTTGTTTCTTTGTCCCATATAATACAACTTTTAACAGGAAAACCAAGTTCCTCTAATACTTTGTAAAATACATGGTAATATTGCCAATTACAACACACGTAACTTGTTTTAGGTATGTGTTTCAAACTATCTCTTAAAAAAGTATGAAAGTGTGTCTCACTCATCTTATCGTTTTTTATTTCGTCAAAATTACCAACTATGTCTTTGTATCCAATATTATAAGGAGGATCAGTAAAACACATATCAGCCTTCTCATCCTGCATAAGTATCGCAACATCCCCAGAGCTTGTACTATCCCCACACATAAGCCTATGCTCGCCCAATATGATAACGTCACCCTGTTTTATATCGGTATCATCAACATCTGACTCGTCAAAATAATCCTCAATAACCTCACCATTATCAGCATCGGCAGCCAATAACATATCAATCTCATCAGAACTAAAACCTGTTAGTTCCAAATCGAACCCATTAACATTAAGTTCTTTCATCTCTTGACTCAACAAATCCTCTATCCAACCTGACTCTGCGGTCTTATTGTCAGCAATACGATATGCTTTAATCTGGTCCGATGTTAAGTTTGTAACTTTATACACGGGCACAGTATCAAGTCTTAATTGACGTGCTGCCTCATACCGACCGTGACCTGCAATTATAATATTATCAGAATCAACAACAAGCGGAACATTAAATCCGAATGTAGAAATAGAAGTTTTAATCTTATCAACCTGCTCTTGCGGATGATTTTTAGTGTTCTTATCGTATGGTTTTAGGTTATCTAATTGTTCATAAAATATATTCAAGGTTATCACCATGTTATTTTAGAAAACCAAACTGCTATTATTAATACGCCGAATCTTTATAAATCTTTCTATTGTAATTGCTGTTTTATGAATGTTTTCGCAAGTTCCCTAATAACTGTCTTACACTCAGTCCGGTCTCTGCAAAAGAAAACTGGTATATTATATTTCATATGGATCGTAAATAAGATTGATGACACCACATACCCTGGAGTCTTGGAATATCTAATCCCTTTCATAACATCATTAATAGTGCCTTCGATTATGATAGCGAAATACTTCAATTTTTTAGAACGTTCAATCTCAGCATTAAATCTCTTATGCCCCGTTGTTAGTGTACCTACTAAATCAGAGATTGACTTTCGCTCTATTGCGAACTCATTCTCGTATCCAACAATGGAATAATCGCCAGCATCCAATTTTTTAACTTCTGTGTTGGTTGTCCATAATTTATTCTGTTCTCTGGAATCTGTTACAATTGTATAATCCATTCTAGCATTAAAACAAGACTTATATTAATATTTTGCTATTTTGGGAATACATAGGCTTACTGGGAAACATAGGGTTATTTTACTCTTATTGGAAAAAAAAGTTTGGTTATAGTATAGAATATAGCCATTATCCTATGTTACCCTATGTATTAGAGATATAAATAGAAAGTTTTAAATAAGATAACGACCATGAAAAGTATAAAAAGTAACAAAGTTCTAAAAATGAGGTGGAACAATGATTAAGACAATTAAGCTAAAAGATGAGTTACATCAACGATTATCGCTTCTTAAGTCATCGCTCGGAGTTAAAAAAATAGAAGAAACTATAGAGTTTTTGCTAGAAGTTTTCGAACTTGACAATAGAATTGGTATTTGTGAACAACGTTTAAATTTAATAGAAGAAATGTTAAAAGAGAGTGGTGTAAATGAGTCTGATTCCAGAAAGATTGAAGAATGATGCCTTTAGATTTTTGTTGGTACGACCTAGAGATAAGCGTCCTTTAGAACTTGATTGGACTTCTACAAATAACTATGCGTACGATAATCAGCGATTAATACGTGCTTTAAATTCTAATTATAACGTTGGTATTATAGGCGGGTTTGGCAATCTTGTCATACTAGACTTTGATGATAAAGAGTATGAGAACAAGATAGTGCCTCTATTACCACCAACATTTACAGTTAAAACCGGTAGTGGTGGATCCCATAAATATTTCATAACCGATAAGTCCGAATCGCTTAAGGTGATGACGAAGGACAAAACCACCTTAGTAGATATACAAGGTCCTGGAAAACAGGTTATAATACCACCATCAATACATCCTAACGGTAATTCTTATGAGGTTGTTGAAGACAAGCCTTTTGCTTTTATTACAATGGCAGAAATTAAAGCTATATTTAGTGAATTTTTGAAAGATGTGGTTCCACCTCTTGCACGTCAATCTAATAAACTATCTGAGCAAATTAAATCAAAGTTATCGCTGCGAGAGGTTCTTCAACACTTTAATATCAATACAAGTAGAAAGCCCACAAATTGTTGTTGGCACAGCAGTAAGGGTGGAAAATGCTTTTCTTTCGATACCAATCAGGGCTTATGGCACTGTTTTCATTGTGATACTGGTGGTGATATGTTTGATTTTGTCATGGAAGAGAAGAAACTTGACTTCTTTAGTGCTTGTAGGTTTATGAATGATGAGTTTGGTCTTAATATTATGTTTGAGTCAACGATAACTCCCGTTTCTAGTGTTGCTAGTGCTCCAGATAAGACTAAGTTATTAGTAACATCATTATTACTGCAGAAGAAGCGTGTTGAAGCAATCGAGATGGTTGTTAGTTATATATTGAAGAACGAAAAGATATACACGATGCGGTTTGATAAGGATAATTCAGAAATGTGGATTTATAAGAAGGGCATCTATATTCCTAACGCTAAGACTTATATAAAAGAGATTGTTCGAAGTCTGGCACAAGAAGGTTTCACAAAACATCTGGTTAATGAGGTCATAATGAAGATTGAGATTTCTTCTTATATAGATTCTGACGATTTCTTCAGGAACGATAATATTACAAAAATACCTGTTGAGAACGGGATTTTGGATATTAAAACCGGAATATTAGAACCATTCTCTAATAAATACTTCTTTTTTAATAAATTACCAATAAACTTCAAGTCTGGAGTTAAATGTCCGTCAATAACTGAATTTTTTAAGTCAGTACTTAAGTATGAGGAAGATATAGTGACAATGCAAGAATTGTTTGGTTATTTATTATTACGTGATTATAAGTTTGCGAAATCATTCATGTTTACGGGTGATGGTAGAAACGGTAAAGGAAAGACGGTAGAACTTATGAAACGGTTCTTACACCCAGATAATTGTGCTAATATTTCGCTTGACGACCTACAAAAAGATATGTATGCTAAGGGTGAGCTATTGAACAAGATGGCAAACTTGTCTGCCGATATTTCTTCAACAGCGTTAAGATCAACGGGAGACTTCAAATCTTTAACAGGTCACGATCTTATTACAGCACCCCGTAAATTTATGACCCGTGTTAATTTTGTAAATTATGCAAAAATGATATTCTGTGCTAACGAGCTACCGGTAACGAAAGATATAACTACTGCGTTTTTTAATAGGTGGTTGTTAATGGAGTTTCCGTATACGTTTTTACTGCAGCAGGAATATGACACCATAGAGCCCAGTAAGCGCGTTAATATCAAACTTGCTGATACAGGTATCATTGATAAGATTTCCACACCTATGGAACTTACAGGCCTATTAAACTGGGCATTGGAAGGATTACATAGACTTTTGAAACAAAACGGTTTCAGTTATTCAAAAAACACTAATGATGTACGAAGTGTATGGTTACGTAAGTCTAATAGTTTTCACGCATTCATTGAGGATTGCTGCGTTTTGAATTATGACGAGTATGTAGAGAAATCAGACCTTAGAAAAGAGTACTCAATGTATTGTAGGGGGCATAAGGTCAAGATCATGGGAGATAATATAATCAAACAAACACTAAACGAGATGGGTGTTGTTGATAAGCAGAAAAAAGTGTTCAAGGAAGACCTTAACGGAATCCGTGTTAATGTTTGGGATGGTGTTTATATCAAGAAGCAAGCACTTACAGTTCAAAAAGCATCTGCGAAGGACATACTAGAAAGCATGGCTGTAAAGGGCGATGTGGTACAATTAGGCGATGGTAGTTATAAGAAAAATATATGATGGGTGATTAAGATGAGAAAGATAGAATTAACAATACACAAAGAAGAAGACATTGTTTTATTAATGCAAGGTATAAACTGGTAATAGAACCATTTATTAATGAGTATTACCCTAACTAAATACAAGATGGCAAAAACAGACAAGTACACACAAATTCATATTCCGGTATGGTTTAAGAAAGAATTAGAACAATTAAAGATACATCCAAGACAACCATTGTGGGAAGTTATATCACTCTCAACTAATATAAAACAATATGGTGGTAAATAATGAAATATGTACAAATAGAAATGTTGGATAAATCAGTGTGGGAATTTCCTGCAAGTGAAGTTGCAAAACATAAAGCAAAATATTACTCTAAAGGTAATGACGAT